AAGGTACGGAAGCCAAAGCTAAGAAGCTGAATGATCTGTTCCTGTACATCTTCTCTAGGAGTCGGATGTTTTTTGTTGCCATCGATTCGATACAGGTCCAGAGTCGCCGGTCGTCGCGTTCGTTCAATAGCGCACTTCCCACCTTCCAGTTCAAAAGTCAGAGCGACCCGCGTCTGATCCTTCGTGAAACGACAGGCCACGTCATCGGCTTTCAGCCCTCGCAACGTCTGGCCAAAGAGAACCCAAGACAAAGCGTCAAAGATTGCGGTCTTCCCTACACCGTTCGAATCAGCCGCGCTGCTCAGTCGGTTGTCGCCATTCACCAAGACGAGCCCCAAGTCAGACAGAGGAAGAGTCTGCTCATTTTGGAAACTCATAAAGTCATGGAAAGATAGTGACAGAAATTTCACTTTTGTTTCTCCCTCACTGCCTTGCAAACGCTACCGAACTGCGCCGATAGTTTCTCGAAGTTATTAAATGCTTTTCCGTTGATCATTCCCCAAGTGAACTGTCCGTTTGTATCACCAAGCAGAACCGCGAAGTATTTCTCTTCAGTCATAAGCCTGTATGTTGTCGCGTCATCCTTGCCATTGCCATCCCGGTCGTAATCTGTTTTCCTGATAACAGCCCCGTTCCTGCATCGAAAGGTGTCAATGTGAGTCACCTGTGAGCGCTTCAGTATGATCGTCACAGAGAAAAATTGTGCTGACGCTTGAATCGGGATAAGCAGCAACAATAAAACTAGAAGAAGTCTCATTTTTCTTCCTCCAAAAGTTTGAGTCCCACATTCATAACAACCTTCTCGGCGCTCTGTATTTTTTCCAGAGGCCTGACACGCATGTACTCAGTCAGTAGTTCTTGAATGCTCATTCCTGCGTGAACCTCGGAGCGAGTCTCCGTCTTCTTCTCTGCCTTCTGTACATACGCTTTGAACCAGCGAGCCCCACTAGCCTCTTTGATTTTTTCCAGAGAGACAGGAAGTATGTCTTTCTCCAGCAACAGCTTTACGAAGTCGCCTTTCCATTCAGTAATCATTCTCGGAGCCTTGTCCGGTTGGTCTTTCGTCCAGTCCACCACACGGAACTTCGGAGCCTCAATCGGGATATGTTCGACCAGATTCTGACTCGTGTCCACGTACAGACAGCCTTTGTCAAGTTCGATTTCGCCCCAGTTGTGCGCCAAAGGTGAGCCAGGATAAATCGCTGTTCCGTTTCCGTTGCCTGAGCCAGGGACGACTTGTGCCTTGTGAACGTCGCCAAGGAAGGCCCACTTGAAAATCGGCGCTCCGGCGACCTCAGTCAGTCCGATTTCATGCAGGGCTGTTCCCTGCATAAGAGGCCGGTCGTTCGGTCCGACGACAGAGTTCTTCAAGAAGATATGACCGAGAAGAATGCGAGCGTCACTGTGTTGAGCCTGTAACAGAAATTCAGGTAACATGCGAGTGCTTGCCTGCCAAGGCCAAATCGCAATTTGTTCATCGAAGAAAGAAAAGATGGTCGGAGTCTCGAACAATCTCACATTCGCTTTAGCTTCAGCAAACGGTCGCAGACCTGATCCGCCTGCTGTGCCGTCATGGTTTCCATGAATCATAAATTTCTTCACGTCCCGGAATTCCCCACAGATAATTTCGAAGGCCCAGTTCAAAGCGTACTGGTGCCATACGCCTCGAACGTGCTTCAGGTCACCGAGGAAAACCCACGGACAGTCTCGCTCATTTGCCGCCTGCAATGTTTGTCTGAGCGCCTTCAGACCGTCTTCCATCCGATCGATGCCCGAGTTCTGTGAGCATTGTCGGTGAGGATGAAGATGGATGTCTGCTGTAATGATCGCTCTCATAGATTCCCCACCAGTATCTTGTCGATCTCTTTCACCTTCGCCTGATTCTCTTTGACGCCCACCAACAGTCGATCGCGCTCCCGCTCCAGCTTCTCTATGGTCTTAGGCGTCAGCTTCTTCTTAGCGAGAAGTCCGAACCGTTTACGCTTCATCTTTTTCCTCCGCCTTCGCTTTTTCTTCTTCCATCATCTTTTCCAGAATCGACTTCTGCTTCTCTCGGAACGCCGCCACAGCGCCTTTAATGATGCCGCGCCATGCTGTGAAAGAAGGTCGCCGTCGGCCTTTCTTCACTCGTGGCAACATCCCGGATCGACGCATTATTCGCCGCCGCATCTTCCGAAGGATGTTACTCACTCGCTTTCTCTTTCTTCACAGAGAGAACCTTTTGATTGTCCGAAAGCCACGTCAGCCATTCGTGGTCATCGGCGAAGACTTGCTCTCCGTGCCTAATATGATCTTTCTCCACTAGCTGGATCATCCCTTCCTGTAAAAGTTTCTGAAGGAGTCCAGCGTATTTGTGAACACCCCGCGTGAACGAGATATAAAAGTCAGCTTCTTGAGCGTGCGTATCGCTGACTTTCGATTTCGTGACCTTCGCCCTAATCCAGCGTCCGATCACGTCGCCTCTCTCAGTCGCCCTCATACCGAGCCGACTCCGCTGTTCCTTTGACAACTTCGCGCCTTCGTACTTGGATCGAATGTCACCCTTCGGCCCGATGCTTAACATGATTTCCAGGTGAGCATAGAAATGTGGAGGCTTGCCCCCTGGTGTGACTTTCTTGCTTCCGAACATGACAGCCGGATTCTCCCTGGTCTGATTCAGCATGACCAACGTCAAAGGAAAGCGGCTTCCGACGGCTGCTATTCGCCGGAGGCCTTCTCCGAGTGCTTGACTTTTTCCTCCGCCGTAATGGAAAACGCCTGTGTCAGTCAAATCATGGTCCGCTGTCCGTTTGGCTTCTGTGCTGGCGATAGTATCTATCCCCCACAGAATCGGAATGGTCGGATCGTCTTTGTGAATGCTGGCCTGGAAGGCGAGTCCCGCATCAAGGGCCTCTTCGATTGTTGAAGGTCTCATGATGTACACTTTTCTGAGGTCGAGACCGATCGCTTCTGCGAAGTGAGGATTGCGACTTCCCTCAGTCTCGGAACAAATGGCAATTCCGCCAGCCTCAATCACCGACTTGAACAAATGGTCGAGGATCAAAGTCTTACCAGTTGACCAATCTCCCGCAATGTGAACAATCGAACCCTGTCGCGGTCCGATAGGCACGCCGCCCGGATTCATTCCACGACAAACCCTGTCCAGAGCGAGCGAACCCGTCGAAGCCCACAGGCTCGGATACATCAATTCGTCCGCACCTGAGCCCGACGGCATGTCCTTGAAATGTTTCTGGACTTGCGCCGCCGCCCTATCGATTAAATCAACATCATCCTTTTTTCGTTTGGCCATAACTTTCCTTTGCTTCTTTGAACGCCTGTGCTGAAAGCGAGTCGGCAAAAGTGTTAAAATCACGCGGGACCCACTCGCCAGAGATGTTCGAGAACTTCATCAATAGCTTGAGCGCTTTCTGTGCAAACGAAAAATACAGCCCACTCTTCAACGCCCACGTTCCGAACATCTGATTAAGAACAAGAGATGAATCGCCGTGAACAATAATCTCTTCCTCTGTCATTCCTTGTTCGATCAGATATTCAAGAGCCCCTATCAGCCCAGCATACTCTGCGACATTGTGGCTCGATGGAGGCCCATATACGAACCCGCGTTTTCCCTTGTGCAGAAGAACCTTTTCACGGTACACAAGGAAAGCATACGCCGTGACTCCATCTTCGCTTCGCGCCGGGCAACTTCCATCGAAGTAAACTTTAATCATCCACTTCCCAAACACCAATGATTCGAGCATGGCCTTCCGGGCGTCTGGTTTTTGTGTAGCCTACTCTTCGAAATTGCCCAGTTGCGAAAATGGCCCCGATAACATTGTGATGATGATTGACCGGCTTTCCTGTGCGCCCGATAACATCATCCACTGTGACATACCCAAAAATCTTAGCATGTTCAATCGCTACGGCCCTGGCTTGGGTCAGCCATTCTGAAGCTGTTAATTCAAAGTTATCCAGAGCCTCTTTTTTCAAACGCTCCCCGGCTTCCAAATCAAAATTTGTCATTTCAGGTCAAATCCCCAAGGGTCTTTCCCCTCTTCTACCGCGCCCGTAGGAGCCGGAGTCTCAGCAGCAGCAGAAGCCGGAGTCGGAGCCGGGCCTTCATCAAAGCCTGCTGGATCAGGAGCCGGAGTCGGAGTCGGAGTAGTCGGAGCGCCAGCAGCCTGAGGTTGCGGAGTCGGCGAGGTCTTGTGAAAGTCCTTGTAAAGTTCGTCGTATGTTTTCATTTCCGATTCGACCCACACGCGCAAGTCCACAAGCAACTCCATCCACTTCCCCCACGCCTCGCGCTCTTCCGCTGTGGTCATCGGAGAAGGCTTCGGGGAGCAATCCACCTTCCATCGATCCGCGCCTCCGCCGACAGGGCGAGTCAACATGATGTCGTGCCCGGTCTTCGGATCGCTAATGTCACCCCGAGCGAATTCGTCTTCACCGCCGCCTGTCATGATGTTACTGATCCCGACGAAGACTGTTCCGTGCGCCGGAAGAACGCGAATATCAGGTACGCCATCGGCGGTCAAAGCCCGGAGTTTCGTATTCGGGTCCCGCGCCACGGCATTGAAGAGGAAAACTTCTTTCGCGTCCAGTTCCTTCCCATACTTCTTGTCGTCGGTGTCCGGCGATTCCTTCAGTCGATGTGAAGCCTCGCAGATAGGACAGAGCGAGTGAATCCGTGCCAGGTCGTTTCGATCGAAGTCCACCAAGGAGAGCGGACACCAAACCCGGACGCGGCTCCCATCATCGGTCCACCAGTGTTCGAGAGCCTCGAAGAAGATTTGATCGTCCACGTACTCAGGATTGACGACCCATTTCCCACCTTGCAGCTTGAACTTGTTCGCAATGTCCCAGCGAGGGAGCAAACGAATGACAACCTTCATTCCCGCTTTCACGATCGCGTTCTTGCCGGTCAGGTCCATTCGTTTCTTCCAGGCAAAGTCCCCAGCGCCCATTTTCTGTCGCTGACTTTCTGCCTTGTCCCTCATTCTATTCAGCCAGTCTGTCATTTCCTTTTACCCCTTTCCGCCGAATTGATCGGCCATGCGTTTTCTTGCGACAGCAAGCTGATTGTCCATTTCGGCCCTCATGTTTCGAGCCAACTCCATCAGAGCGTCTTTCTTATGAACCATCGCTTGCCTTCCCACCACGACAACGCCGAGGTTATGTCTGGCGTCAGAGAGTTGTTCCGACAGTCCTTGTCTTTCTTCATCAAGCGTCACCTGAGACCTGATTGCATCGACAGTCGCCTTCTGTGCTAGTCCAATCAGGCGGTCAGTATAATATTTGTATTTCGCAGCCTCCATGATTTCGAGAGAAGATTCCAAACGATCGAGCAATCGTCTGGCCATCTGCTCGATCATTCCCCACTTTGCAATCTGCCCCGCAATGTTAGAGAGGGCTTCGTTCAATCCGTTCGGGTCTGTATCGATTCGAGTCTCGGAGCCCAAGTCAAGATCGAAGACCTGATCACCTAATTCAACACGAACTTTCATCAATTCAGGCTGGCTCACGCTCTCCCCCTCACAGTCTGTTCAAGATATACATATTCACCAAGTAGCCGATAAACAGAACCAACATTTCCATCTTCTCCCCCCTCTTCCCCTCATTAAGTACAAACGAAAAGCACCAGCGAAGTGTGACCAGCTTATCGATTGGGCATAGGCTCAAGCCCAAACTCCGCCGCGACTTTGTTGTAAGGTCGCAGATTTCCAAGGTCCGGGCCGACTTCAATGTCACATCTCCAGGGCATATCATTTTCCAGCAAGAAGTCAGCCGGGACCCCATTACAACGCCTGGTCACCAGCTTTGCGAAGGGCTCCAGGTAGCCCGGAGCCCCATCACTCCAGAGCGAATCGTGAACCGTGTTCATGGTCCAGGCCTGAAAAGGCCTTCCCCCCGGCCCTGATCCTCCGTTCAAAGTCCAGCCTTTGGCTTCGGGGAAAATGTTTCCTCCCTCCAAACATTCCGGCGTCACGAGTTCCACATATTCGCCGAGGATACAGAGCGCAATCCACCACAGAGTCGTCGTCGCTTGGCTGGTCTGAGTTGACCTGTTCGCATAGATATGTTTTCGATTTTCCAAGAGCCTGTAAATTTTACTGATCTCTTCTTTGTTCATCGTTCCTGGCGGGGGATGATACTTCCGATGACCGAGCCCGTCAGTCGCTGCGAACATTCCAGCAGGTGGAGGAACCGCCCATCTCCGCCCGTAGAAGTCTTCAATATAACCGCGACCGAACATCAATTCGGTGTCTACGTGGTAGCGAGTCAGCAAGTCAGGATAACCCGTAAAAAATAATGTATGCAATTCTTCGGACTCTTCTTTCTCCAGCCACATTCTAGCTTCTTTCCAGAGCGCCCGGCGTAGGCCAACAGCCGAACCTCCGAAGATAAGTAAAAAGTAACTTTGCTTTCCCACATCATCGCGCTGTGGTGTTCCTTTTTTATATGTGCCCTCTGCTACTTTATACAGAATCGAGGCCGTCTTCGAATGGATGTCGCCGCCGCTCCGCAAATATGGAATTGAGACGCGACACTTCGCAATGCAACCTGCCCGGACGATTGCCTCGGCTCCCTTCACGTCCGCCTTTGCGACCCAGCCATGCTTTCTCGGGTCCCATTCTTCAATAGGACCAAGCCAAGGTTCGACCCGAGGTACGATGCAGGCCTTGACTTTCTCTGCGATTTCAGGATCAGCCCGCTCAGGGAGTTGGTGAGCAGGCGGATCAGACGCTGACAGTCGAGTCGTGTTCTGCAACATCCACTTGAATTTCGGATGGGCACAACCGTCGGCTCGTCGCCACTTCATCAGCCCGCCAAGGTGAGTCGATTTTGCTTTTGCGATGGAGCGAATTTTCAGAATGGTGTACGGAATCGGAAGATCGTTTTCTCTGTGAGTTGGTCCGACCGCTGCGTAATGCTTGAGCGCCTCTTCGTCGGTCGAGGGCCGCAAGCCTGTCGCTGTCCTTTTATGAATGTTCAGGTTCAGGCCTTGCTCACCATACAATAATTCGATCAAACCCTTGTCAGGTTTTGGAGAGTGAGCCTCACTATACTTTATTTGAATCCCACGCATCCCCGCTTCTTTCTCGACAAACGATTCGAGGTATTGAAGTTCTGTTTGCCAGGCGTCATCTTGAAGACGAGCCCGCTCCATTGAAATGGGCATACCTAGACGACGCATCGCAGACACTGCGACGTTCGCTGGTATTAGAACTTTGTGATAATAGTCACCTATTCTCACCAGTCAACTTCCTCTTCTTCGTCGTCCTGTGAGTAATCTTCAAATCCCGAGGCCACGTAATCGCCACGACGTAAACGACTCTCAGCCAGCGATATAACTTTGAGTGTAGAGCATGCGTCACGTACTGCATACTCAGCGACTTGTTCGATCTCCAGCTTTCCCATCGTGCCTTTTTCAGGGCTCCAGTATTGGGGCTCGTCCAAAACATCGACGATCGCTCGATCGAGACTGAAGTTCGGCAAGCCTCCCGCGTTTATGGCCAGCAAGGAAAGCATACCGTCGCCCTGTCGATTCGCTATTCGAGGAACCCATCCCGGATAAACGAGACCCTCTTCATCGAAGGACCCGTTGAACGCGCCTTTCGGAACTCCGTTTCCAAAGACAGGAGCCAGCAACCGCGCTGCCTCAGCTTTCTGATGTTCCCACGGCATGAGTTCGATCCACGCCCCACGGTCTGGCTTCCACGCAATGGCCACACCCCGAACCCTGAAGTCAGGATGACACGGATCGACAGCGACCATCTTCCGTGACGGGTATTCGATCGCATCGTATGTTTCGATGTCGAAGACCCAGCCCTTCGAATGCTGCTCCAGGTGTGAAAGAAAAGGAGCCGCTTCGCCAGGAGTTCGAAAAATCTCCACTTTGATGTCAGGCAGTTTTTCTCTCTTCATAATTCGATCAGAGAATCTTAATATGTCTCGCCGGAACTGTTTCGCTGGAACTGAATCAGGCCCGGAGCGTACAACAAAAGAAGGATGCCACGTCGAAAATACATCTCGCCTGTTCGGTAGCCTGTGCCACAGCCCTCGCATTCTAGTCACTCGATGGGATTTGTCTTTGAAAAGTTTTTGGAGGGGCTCGGAGCCCAACAGCAGAAGAGGAAAGTCCCCAGCAATGTCAGCGTTCAAGAAAGCAGAACAGCAACTGACAGCTTTGTCCCATATCTTTGACTCGAAGTCGTCACCGGGAGGACGACATCGCGTGAGGTTTGCCATGATGCAGACCTGATCGATAGGCATGGCAAAGGCTCGTTTGAGTTCCGTGCGTAGACACTGCCCGGCTGGCCCCCAAAACGTGAGCAGCTTCTGTTCTTCGATACCACCAGGCGCAAGTCCGACGACCGCAAACGGAGGATGAACTTCCGCCAGCTTAGGAATCCAGGGAGGGACCTTCGGTCGATCAGGATGATTGAGTGTACACTTATCGCAGGGATGCTTTGGTTTTTTCGGTGTGACCATGCGCCCTCGTTATATGAAGAGCCGCGTGTGCTCAGGCTTAGGAATGATCGGAACTCGTTGTCGTCCCCTGTTCAGGAATTTCTCCACCAGCCTTTTCATATTCTGAAATTTTGCCTCATATTCAATACGAACAGTTACAATTTCTTCCGTACAGGCCTGTCGCATGGCCAGATAATTCAGTTCCCATTCTGTGCCGCCCATCTTGTGCCCCGCAGCAAAGGAAACAATCGCAAGGATCAGTGACGCCACAGTCAACACGGGAACCGCTCTTCTATTCAGCCAAGCCCTGGCTCTTTGAATCATCGGTCGCCTCCATGATCAAGCGTCACGACCATGCCTTCAATTTCCTCCATCAATTCTTCAAGGCTTTCTTCTGTTTTACTTCGAGGTACAGACGTGTCCGAAAAAACTCTGTTGATAGCGTCTTTCGCTTCTTGAACAAGTTTACTGTGAGGCATTTTTCGCCCTCTCGAAAACGCCGCGTTCGATCCGCGTCAACAGTTTCTTTTCTCTGTGAAGGTTCCACATCATCGATCGCGCCTGCCTTTTTGCTTTCTCGTCATCAGAACCAATAAGAGTTTTGTAAGCCTGGCGAGCATCTTCTTGAGTGATAGCCCGCGTCTTCAAAAGTTCTTCCAGGTGAGCCCAAATCTTTCCCCCTTCCGTACCGGGCTCGAAGCCTTGCATGATTTCGTTTTTGTCTTTCTTTCTTCTGGACTTCCGCTTTGGCTTCGGCTCCGGCACGTCAAGTTTTTCTTCAGTTTTACTTGACAAGCCTTCGGCTTCTCTCCGCTCGATCTCAGCCCCCATTTCTCCGAGGTCCCCCAAAGGCTGGTCGAGGTCCACGACTCCACCTGGCTCTCTGCCTAACAAAGCATCCTCACGAGACTCTTCTTCGGTCAGGCCGAAAGCCTCTGGAACACGCTCTTCAGGGGCAGGGTCCCAGCCGACTTCTTCCTCAGGGTCTGGAACCGTAAGCCCATAATCCAAAGGATCGATTCTTTTGTCTCTTTCCATTTCCTCCCTCGTTCGAATATTGCCTCTCACTAAGTACAAACGAAAACCAAGCCCCGAAGTCTCCAAGCCCCGCTTGATTTCTTTTATGGCCAGCTTTACAGTTCGATCATTTAATCCAAGACTTTCGGCGTAATCTCGGACGTTGAAACCTCTCCTGTAACGAGCCCGATTGAGAAGGTCGTCGCTCGGATTGAGCAGTTCTTTGAACAGTCTTCGCCCTGCGTCTGATAAAGTCGAGGCGACGGTCCGAATATTAAAGCGAAGGTCAAGCGTCTCTTCGAGACTTGGTTCGTGTTGTAACTCTTCCTGGTAGGGATCAATGTCAACTGTCTTCATCTGACTCTTCTGGCACCGTGCTTTTCTTTCACTGTCGGACATTCGATTGAGAGCAGCCCTGAAGAGTAAATTTTTCATATGTTCAGGACTTTTATTTGAATCTTTGTAATACAGCCACGCAATCCACATCGCGGCCATACCTTCTTGAACGAGGTCTTCTGTTTCCAAAGACAAAGAAGGATTGCGCTTAACGCGCTTCCCCGCATGTATTTTAAGTTGTGATTGGAACTCTTCGAATTTGTCTTCCACGTTCCCCCCCTTCACGTGAAAGAAAGGCGGGGGCCGGAGCCCCCGCCTCCCTCGGTTGCTGTTAATTCACTCCCACGAGGTCGCCGAGCAGGGAGAAGGCCCGCGCTTTGAACTTCGCGCTGGCCCCGAACCACTTGCTGGACAACTTCTTGGAAGCGTCAACATC